ACACCAAATGGTGCAATATCAAACATCAATCAGATTGCACCAATATATGGTTTAGAATCTGAACCACATAAGATTATTGCTATCAATAATTCAAATGGTGTTGGTATCAGTTCTATGATTACTGGACCAGCTGGTATTGCCACATGCGTATTAAAAACTCCAATTTTAGGATTCACTTCTCCACAATTTACTATTGGGGATAAAGTGTATGTTGAAGGCATTGAACTCGCAGAAGGATCTAATGGAACTGGATACAACTCAGAAAATTATGATTATCAGTTCTTTACTGTAAAGTCATATCTGAATACCAATCCTGCAAAGGTAGTCTTTGAGTTGGTTGATGCTGATGGTGTCGGTCTTACAACAAACCCAGGAATTGCAAAAACATTCCAATCTGGTTATGCCACAATTATCAGCGAAAAAAATTATCCAGTAATTGATGTAATTCGGAAGAGAGGTACATTCTCAGTTGGGGAGAAATTATTCGTTGACATTGGAACTGGGTATTATGAGAGAGATGTTGTTGTCTCCTCTGTTAGAGATGATTATATCAAGGTTAAGGGAAGATATTCACTAAGCACTGGTGATAAGATAAAGGGAAGCGTAACAGGTGTTGTTGCAAAGGTTTCTAGTGTAAATGGAAATAGAGCAAAATTCAATATTGATTATTCATCCAAGAAAGATATTGGATGGAGAAATGACATTGGTAAAATTAGTGAAGATTATCAGGTAATACCAAACAATGATTATTATCAGAATCTTTCATACTCAATTAAGAGTCCAATAACTTGGAATCAATTCTCCAACCCAGTCAATGGTGTCCTCCACCCAGCTGGATTAAAGAACTTTGCTGATGTTGGAATTACTTCCAGTGCCAGTGCAGAAGTTGGACTTGGTGGATCTACAACAAGTGTAGTTGTTCTTGATGTTGTTGAGGAAAAGAGAGTTGATACAATCAACAACTTCGACAATACAGTTGATTATGATCCTAGAACCAATCCAGATCAATCAAAGTTCTTAAAGATTCAGAACAGAAAACTTACAGATTATACTGAGTGCAGAACAAATAGAGTTCTTATTCATGATGATATTAGCAACAAGTTCTCAAGTAGAGGTTTTGAGGATCCATTTGTTGAGATTGAAGAGATTGATGCTGTTGATACTCATGTTAGATATTTGATTCAGGTGATCGATCCAGATACTTTTGAATCTCAATTAACTGAACTTGTAACTCAGACAAATACTATTGATTCGTTCCTGTTCGAAAAAACAACAACCTATACAAAAGAAAAACTTGGTGATTTTACTCTTAATGTAGATGATTCCAGCAGAAAGACCCTTCTATTCTATCCAACAGATAGATTTGATAGAGACCATGATATTAAGATTCTCAAGAAGACATTCTTAAATAATCTTTCTGGATTAGGTACTCAGTCAATAGGATCCGTTAATCTCACTGGTTCTAATGTAATCGGTATTACTAGTGTTGGTACAGCATCTAGCATTGGAACCATTGCTGAGTTTTCTGGATCAAACTTTAATGGGTTATTTGCAAATATTGAAATTACAAACGCATTTACAAAAGAGGTAAATTATATTGAGGCAGTTCTTGATTTTGATGGTAGCAACACTTATTTGAGTGAATATTACTTTGATACTAAGACAACATCGTATAGTTCTTCTCAGATTGGTATTTTAACATCGGTATACGATTCGATTTCTGGAATAGTATCATTCAGATTGCAAAATGACACTATTAATAATATTGATGTTCGTAGTAATATCGTTGGATTTGCAAACACTACTCTGGGTATTGGAACTCACAGATTCTTAGTTGCTGGTCAACCAGAAGGATCTGAAAGAAGTGTCAGATTAGAATCCACAGTTGGATTTGGCACAACAACAGTAAGAGTTGGTACATTTGACATCAATACCATTACATCAGCATCTTCTATTGTTAGAGTTTCTTCTGGAAGTAGCACTGCAATTCACCAAGTTGCAACACTGTTCAATGGTGAAGATGTAGTTGTTAAACCAGGATCATATTCAGTAGCAAATAACGTATCTGGTCTTGGTACTTTTGGTGGTGAAGTAATAGGAAGTCAGTTCTTCCTCAACTTCTATCCAGATTCTGGATATGATGTTGAATTGCAAGGATACAATGAAGTATTCTACAGAGAAAGTGATTTTGATAACGAACCATTACAACTGGCATATGGTCCAAGCAATCAAAGATTGTTCTTATCCGCATATGATAGTATCAATGGTGATAGAGCAAATAAACTCAATTTCCCATTGACTTATCAGGGAATTCCGATCTATAAGAAGACCTTCTCACCATCTGATACGAATATTGTTGATTTTGGAACTGGTGTCTTTACAATTAGAAACCACTTCTTCAATACGGGTGAGGAATTAATCTATACACCAAAATCATCCTTTATTGGTGTTGGTCAAAGTGCAATGGGTATTGGAGCAACTGCAAACTATCTTGGAGTTGTTACTGATAGATTACCAGAAAGAGTTTATCCTATCGCAATTACCCCAGATACATTCAGGTTATCAACACAAAGAGCATACGCAAATGCTGGAATTTATGTAACATTTACGGATGCTGGTGTCGGTAATGCTCATGAATTTGAACTTACCAAGAAACTTTCTAAGAGTGTTATTTCTCTTGATGGAATTGTTCAGCAACCAATTACATATACACCAATATCACATACACTAGATTATAATAGTGGTTCTATTTCTGCTGGTATTGCAACGTTTAATCTTACTGGAATTTCTTCAATTCAACCAAGAGACCTCATCAAGATTGATGATGAGTACATGAAGGTTGTTGAAGTTGGAATTAGCAGTAACGTTGGTGGAGCTCTTCTCGGTCCAATTAACGGAATCATCCAAGCAGGTAGTGCTGCCACATTCCCAACAGTATCTGTTATAAGAGGATCTGTTGGAAGTGCAGCAACCACTCACACTGATGGGACAAACGTTCAGATTTATAGAGGATCCATCAATATTGTAGGTAATGAGGTTTGGTTTATTGATCCACCAAAAGGAAATTCAAGAGCGAGAAGAAACGAAAGCAACCTTCCATATGTGAAGGCACAATATTCTGGAAGAACTTTCCTGAGATCAAATTATGACACGAATATGGTCTTTGATGATATTTCTGATACTTTCACTGGTATTGGAAAAACTTATACATTAACCGTTCAAGGTATCAATACTACTGGTGTTGATGTTGGTAATGGCATCCTATTCATTAATGGAGTATTCCAGACACCAACTACTATAAACAATTCTGGTAATAACTACGAGTATGAAAATGATACTGTTGCTGGTATTTCTAGTGTTGTCTTCACTGGAATTACATCCACAGACGGTTCATACATTAAATCTGACTTTGATATCAACCAGAATCAACTCCCAAGAGGTGGTTTAATCGTTTCTCTCGGATCTACTCCTGGTCTCGGTTACGCACCTCTTGTAGGGGCAAAGGTTAGAGCAGTTCTTGATGGATCTGGTTCTATTGTTGATGTTATTAGCATTGGAACCACAATTACTGGGGCAAGTTTGGGAGTTAGCACAGCATCTTATGATAATGTCTCCGGTATTATTGAAATTGAAACCACATCGGCACACGGTTTGAGTGGTGGTGATAGAGTAAAATTAGTTGGATTAGCATTCACTTGTCCAACCAATCCTGGAATCACCTCATTCTTCCCAGAAGATCAACCAAATCAAATTGACCGCGCTTATGATATTGTTAATATTCTTTCAACTACATCATTAACAGTTAATGTTGGTCCTAGCACGATTGTACACAATTACGTTGGATTTGGTACTGTTTATGAGTACTTTGATCTGAATAATGGTTCTGGATATAGAGATTCAGTTTCGATTGGAGTTACTGATCCAAATCACTCTGGAACAGCGGCAAGCATTTCCGCAGTTGTTGGTGCTGGTGGAACACTTGGATTTGTAATTAACAGTGGTGGATCTGGATATGTTGAACCATACATTGATATTCCACAACCAGTTTATGAAAACATGCCAGTTATTGGAGTTTCTAGACTTGGTATTGGTGCAACCACCGAAACTGGAAATAACCTTCTGCTCAACGTTAAAATAGGTGCGGCAAGTACAAATGTTGGTATTGGATCAACTCTATTCATTGTAGATTCGTTTGAAATCACAAGACCTGGATATGGATTCCAAGTTGGTGATGTTATGAAAGTTGTTGGACTTGTTACAGCAAAAGATTATGCAGAACCAGTTTCAGATTTCCAACTTGAAGTTGTAGAAACCTTTAATGACTTCTTCTCCTCATGGTCGTTCGGAGAAATGGATTATATTGATAATACAAGATTACTCCAAGATGGATATAGAACAAGATTCCCACTTTATTACAATGGTCAATTGTTGAGTTTTGAAATTGACCCAAATAATCCTCTTTCTGGTGCTATTGATCTTGATGCCGTTCTTATTATATTTGTTAATGGTGTACTACAACAACCAGGAGTTGCATATCAATTTAGTGGTGGAACATCATTTATATTCACAGAAGCACCAAAAGTATCAGATAAAGTTGACATCTTCTTCTATGTTGGTCAAGATGGCATTGATGTTAGATTGATAGACATAAATGAAACCATCAAGATTGGTGATGACGTTTTTGTTAAAAAGCATCCACTATATCAACAAACCGTAAATCAACTTCGCCAGAGAACCATTGCAGATCTTTTAGGATCTGATACCATTGAAACCGACATCTATGTTGGTACTGGTATTGATGAAACGATATTCAGACCTTTTGATTGGATCAAGCAAAAGAGTGATAAGTACATCAAGGGTGATATTGTTTATAAGACAAGAGATTCTCTTGAACCACAAATTTATCCAACAGGAAAGATTATTGGAGATATAAATTCAGGATCAACAGATATATTTGTTGATGATGCACAGTTCTTCAACTATGAAGAAAATAATTATGGAATTACAATTAATACCGTTGATGGATTGATTGTTCAGGGATCTGATCCCGTTTCGGCAGCATTTACTGCAACAGTATCAATTGCAGGAACAATAAGTGCAGTTACAATTACAAACCCTGGTCTTGGATATTCTACTGCATCAATTCCTGTTAAATTTGCTGCTCCATCTCATATTGGAGTTGGAGTTGGAACAACAGCAACTGCCACAGCATCTGTTGTTAACGGTTCGGTAACTTCTATCACTATAACAAATCCAGGATTTGGATATACAAATACAAATCCACCACAAATTATTGCAGAAGTTCCTAGAATGACCAAAGAATTAATTGCAGGAATCCAAAATATCCAAGGATTCTCTGGAATTATTACTGGAATCAGCACATCAACAGGAACTGGTGGTCATCCTCTTGCACTTAAGATTAATTTCCGTGCAAATGCATCAGACGCTAATGACTTGCAAGTTGGTTATCCATTACTTGTTTACAATACAACAGTTGGAACTGGCGTAACTTCTGTTAACAGCGAAGATTCTTCGATTGTTGCAATAGGTACTGCTTTCTTAGATAATGTTTATATTGTAAATTCTAAGGTTAATTTTGGACCAGATGCTGAGATATTGTGTAATATTCACAGCACTAGTGCTGTTGTTGGAATCGCAACCACAGGATCTACCGCAATGCCATTAGGAAATATTTCCTGGGGTAGAATATATAATTACACTGCAAGATCTAATCCAATTTCTATCGGAGTCACAGGATTAACTGTTGATTCTGGATTATCAACATTCCCATCAATTCAAAGAAGAACCTTTGGATTGAGAAATAGTGGAGCGATTAGAAAACTTTCTAACATATAACCTATAAATACATAAAAAAAGATAAAAGATGTCAGCGATTGTTACTGATCAGTTTAGAATTCTGAATGCCAGTAATTTTGTAGAGTCAGTCGAATCCTCCTCTAACTCCTATTATATTACGGTAAATCTCTCAAATCCAACAGCAGTTGGTTTTGGGAGGTCTACTACTTGGAATACAAATCCTCCTGCACCTGTTGATAACTTTGCTTACAACACGCACTCGGGAGATATTTCTTTGTATGGAAAGAGAATAACTTCGGCAAATATTAGAAGAATCATTAGAAGAATAGATTGGGTTTCTGGAAACCGATATGAAATGTATCGTGATGATTACAGTGTCAGCAATCCTTCCCCATTGACTAATGCATCGAGACTCTATGATGCAAATTACTATGTGATGAATTCGGATTACCGTGTTTACATCTGTATTGAAAATGGTTCTAGCGGGACGAATCTGAAAGGTAATGTTTCTCAGGATGAACCAACCTTTACGGATTTAGAACCATCAAGAGCTGGTGATAGTGGTGATGGTTATATCTGGAAATATTTGTTCACTATATCTCCCAGTGACATTATTAAGTTTGATTCTACCGAATATATTACTGTTCCAAATGCTTGGGGGTCTTCAACAGATCCACAAATAAGAGCAATAAGAGAATCGGCAGATTCTTCGGTAAATGACAATCAAATTAAAACAGTTTATATTGAAAGATCTGGATCAAATTACTCCAATGGTCTTGGACAAGAATTAAACATTCTTGGTGATGGAACTGGTGGAAAAGTTAGAGTTGATGTTGAAGGTGGAAAAATAACCAACGCGGTTGTTACTTCTGGTGGAAAGGGTTACACATATGCTCTTGTCGATTTGGGTGCAATAAATGCAAATACGACAGGAACTAGTGCAAAACTTGTTCCCATCATTCCTCCCTCAAAGGGTCATGGATATGATATCTACAAGGAACTTGGTACTGATAAAGTTTTAGTTTATGCAAGATTTGATGACTCCACAAAAGATTTCCCAGTAGATACAAGTTTTGCTCAGGTAGGTATCGTAAAAAATCCAACTTCAATTGGATCAACTCAAACCTATACTGACAATACATTTACTGGATTATATTCATTGAAGTTCTCTTCAATCACAGGATCTCCAACTATTGGTGAAAAAATTGAGCAATCCGTATCTGGTGGAGTTGGTAAGGCATACGGATATGTTGCCTCCTGGGATTCTGAAACCAGTGTTATGAAGTATTTTAGAGATCGTTCCCTCTATTATAACCAAACAACATACGATCAACAGGATTATGTTGGAATATCTACCAATGGTAGAGTATATGATTTTGAATCATCATCAAACTTTATTAGTGGACAATCTTCAGGATTTACCGCTTCAATTGATACTGGATTTGCTGGTATAACCACAAATCCCACCGGAACAAAGTTAGTTAATCTTGGTGTTAACTTTACAAATGGTTTGGCAACTCCTGAAATAAATAAAGGATCAGGAGATTTAATCTATCTTGATAATAGACCTAGTATTTCTAGGAACTTACGTCAAAAAGAAGACATTAAAGTTATACTGGAATTTTAAACAATGCCACAAAAGACTAATCTCAATGTAAATCCTTATTATGACGATTTTGATAAGGAGGATAACTTTTATAGGGTTCTTTTTAAACCTGGACACCCAGTTCAGGCAAGAGAACTTACAGGTCTTCAATCGATTTTACAAAATCAATTAGAGTCTTTTGGAAGTCATATCTTTAAAGAAGGATCTATGGTAATCCCTGGTGGGGTTACTTGTGATAATGCCTTCACTACTATAAAGGTAAATCCAGATCATTTGGGTATTGATATTACCGTCTATCTTGATGCCATAGTTAATGCGAATAATGGCAAAGGTACGAAGGTAAGAGGTCAATCATCTGGCATTGTTGGTACATTAAAGGGATATTTACTTCCACCATCTGAGGGTGTTGAAGAGATTACTCTATTTGTCAAATATCGTGACGGAGCAACTGATGGAGAAACAGTTGAATTTGAAGATGGTGAGATATTAGTACTCGAAGAGAATGTAACATACGGCAACACAACTCTAAACAGTGGTGATACTGCACTGACTGTTTTTCCAGTAGATGCGTCGGCAACTGGATATGCAGTTGGAGTTTCTCAGGGTGTTTATTTTATCAGAGGAGTATTTGTAGACGTTCCTACAACTCAAATTATTCTCGATCCATATAATAATGAACCATCTTATAGAGTTGGATTTGATATCTTAGAAGAAATTATCAATTCCGATGATGATTCATCATTGAATGATAATGCGAAAGGATTTACTAACTATGCAGCACCAGGTGCAGATAGATTAAAAATAAGTGTTAAACTAGCGAAGAAACAACTTTTAGACTATGAAGATACAAACTTTGTAGAGCTTGTAAAAGTTGATCAGGGCAAAATCAAAAAACTTCAAGATAAGTCTCAATATAGTCTCATAAGAGATTACTTTGCGAAGAGAACTTTTGAAGAGTCTGGTAACTACGCAATCGATCCATTTAAGGTTGATGTCGTCAATTCACTGAACAACGAGACTGGCAACGGAGGCCTTTACAGAGAGGGACAAAGAACTGAGCAGGGTAATCTACCTAATGATGATTTGATGTGTGTTAGAGCATCTGCTGGAACCGCATACGTTAAAGGTTTTGATATTGACCTTGTTGGTTCTACAATTATAGATGTCCCCAAACCAAGAACAACCAAAAAAATTGATGGTGCATTAGTCCCATTTGCAATGGGAAGTCTTTTAAAGGTTAATAATGTATATGGTGTTCCTTATCTCAATATTGGTGCTCCTGTTGGAAGTGGAAGTAATGTAATCGAACTTTATAATAGAAGAAGAAACACTGCTACAACTAATGCAGGAACTGGTCTGAAGATTGGTGAGGCAAGAGTATATTGGTATGGTGTTTCTGATGCTCCATATACAGGAGCAACCACAGAATGGGATCTTTATCTCTATGATATTCAAACATATACCACACTTTACCTCGGTAAGGAATACTCTACATCACAAGTTCCACTGACTTCATTTGTAAGGGGTCTTTCTAGTGGAGCAACTGGATATCTTGCAGCAAAACCAAATAATGCAGCATTTAGTCTATCACAAACTTCTGGTGAGTTTTTAGTTGGTGAGCAAGTAATCATTAACGAAAATCCAGAGTATAAAGTTGGTATTTCTGCCATCGATGCTCATGTAGTAGAAGATATCAAATCCGTATGGCAAAATTCTGATACATTGAATGCATCATTGAGAACAGACTTCATTGCAGATACTGTTCTTTATGAATACATGCCACCAAACTTCTCTATTACAGATAAGTTGACTGTTAGTGGTGGAAATACTGGTGCGGTTCCAGGTAGATTTTTTAGTGCAGTAACTGGAATCAAAACAGAAGCAATTATTGCATACCAAACAAGTGGTCAGACAGATCCAAACTACAATAGAATTACTTCAATTGCTTCTAATGGAACAACGATTGGACTTGCAGCATTAGATTCTAGTGTTTCTGGTATTGCAAGAGCAAACGTTGATAATGGTGATTCTATTTTTAGAATCATGGCACCAAAGATCAGTCGTGTTGATGCTTCTGGTCTTTATGCAGAACTCCCAGAATCTAATATCTCATCAGTAGATCTTGCATCTTCCGAATTAACGATTACTAAACAGATTACTGGAAAAACAACAAGTGCTACTGGCACACTTACAATCACAACTAGTGAAGTATTGGACGCTGCTGCTGGAATTTCTAGCGCATTCTTTGAAGCATTTGATGCTGAGAGATATTCGATTCATTATAATGATGGTTCAACAGAAGATCTAACATCTGATCAATTTACTCTTGGACCAAATGGCGCATCAATTTCATTTACAAATCTTGTTGCAAGCCAAACAAATAATGTAACAGTAAACGTAACTCTGAAGAAGAGAAACGTTACCAACAAATCCAAGAACTTTGAAAGAAGTAGACAAGTATCAGTCACAAGAACAAGTGGATCTTCAACCGCATCTGGTCTTACGACAAGTGTTTATTATGGTTTAAGAGTTGAAGATGAAGAAATTTCACTGAACGTTCCAGACGTAGTGAACGTTATTGCGATTTATGAGTCAACTAATACATCAGCACCAGTTTTAGACAAATTAACATTTGCAACTGGTCTGGCTCTTGATACAAATGCTATTACTGGTGAAAAAATTGTTGGTCAAAATAGCAGAGCAGTTGCTCAGGTAGTCAATAAAACTGCAACAACAATAGACTTTGTTTATCTGAACGAAGAAAACTTTGAAGTTGGGGAAACTGTTAAATTCAAAGATTCTTCAATTAGTGCAGTAATTCAGGAAGTAACAAACGGCAGTTATGTAGATAGAACTGATAATTATATCCTCGACAAGGGTCATAAGAATCAGTATTGTGATTATTCCAGAATTAGAAGAAAGCAAGGAAGTACAGTTCCATCAAAACAACTTCTTGCCATCTTTAACTACTATAAAGTTGCCCCTGGAAATAGTGGTGATATTTTCACTGTTAACTCATATACCCAAGAAAGATATACCTCTGATATTCCTGCCATTCCAAATGGCGTCAGAGTAACAGATCTTCTCGATTTTAGACCAAGAGTTAATGAATTTGATCCTTCAAGCACAAATGCATCGCCATTTGCGTTTAGCAGCAGATCATATGAATCAAACTACAGATATATTGTTTCACCAGACGAAACTTCATTTATTGGATATAGTTACTATCTGCCACGAATTGACTTACTTACACTGAACCGTCTCGGTGAAGTTGAGGTCGTACAAGGTGAACCAAGTGATACACCACAAGCACCTGTGCTTGCTGATGATGCAATGGAAATTGCTCAAATTAAACTTCCAGCATATCTCTACAATCCAGCAAAAGATCCAAAAATTCTTCTTCGTGATAATAGAAGATTCACGATGCGTGATATCGCAAAACTTGAAGAAAGAATTGAAAATCTTGAAGAAGTTACCAGTTTGTCTATGCTTGAATTGAATGCAAAGACACTGGAAGTAACTGATGCAAATGGTTTAAATAGATTCAAATCTGGATTTATTGTTAGCGACTTCAAGGACAAATCTCTTGCAGATCCCAGATACAGCACTGTTGATGTAAGTAAAGAGGGTGCTATTGCAATTGCACCTGTTGACTTTTGGTCAATGCAAGCTGAATTAGCACTCGATCCTGGTATCGATAGAACCAAAGCAGATTTATCCCAGAACCTTAAACTTCTTGATCCAAATATCCAAAAGACAGGTGATTTATTAACACTTGCATATACGGAAGTTGATTGGATTACTCAACCACATGCAACTAACGTTGAAAATGTTAACCCATTCAATGTTATTGTGTTTGTCGGTGGTATTGCACTCGATCCACAATCCGATAACTGGGTCAGAACAATTTATATTGATGACCATAGAGTAGAATCAACTGGTGCTGAGTGGGTGCAGGAAGCAAAGGTAAACGTTAATGTTGATAATCAAACCGAATATGTAACCTACAAAAAAGGTGGTGGTAGAGGAGAAAAGGTAACCAAAGCCTTTACTACAACAACCACAACCACAACAACAGCATACACTCCAAAACTTACTGGTCCTTCAAGAGAATTTAATTACGTTGAAGACGTTAAGATTTCTGGAACTGTTGATCCATATATGCGTTCAAGAAACGTATATTTTAATGCTAATGGATTGAGACCATTTACAAAGCATTATCATTATCTTGATAGTCAGCAAGTTGATATTGTACCAAAACTTTGCGAAATCGAAATGGTTTCTGGAACTTTCCAGGTATTTGAAGATGCAGATGTCTTCTATGGTGGAAGAAAGATTGGTTACATTAGAGTTCAAAAACCAAATCATAAGTTTGGAGATACAGGCAGACCAGATATTGGTGCTGGATTAGGATCTCCTGCGGTATTGGTTGAGACATATAGTGTTGATCCATACGATAGAACACGTCCCGCACCTGGAGAATCATATTCACCAACATCAAAACTGATCAACTTTGGTGTAAGAGCACTGGCAACTGATGAAAAGTATTATGGTTATGTAACTTCTGGTGCAAGAGTTGTTGGTAGAAGTAGTGGTGCAATTGCCGAAATTACCAGAGCAGAACTCGTATCTGATAACTGGGGAGATATTGTTGCAAACTTCTTCTTCAGAGATCCAAATGGAAGTCCACCACCACCCGTAAAGGTTAAGAGTGGAACAAAAACCGTAAAAGTTACAGCAGTTCCACCTGGTGTTACTCCACTTCCTGGATCGACAGTATTTGCTAGTGAAGCACTTGGATCATATAGTGGATCTGGAACGATTCTTACACAAGAAACAAGTCGCGTTTCAGTTAGAAATCCACCCAAACCAGCAGCAAAGGCAACAGAAGTTAATGTCGAAGTTAAAGCACCACATAGAGACCCTCTTGCACAATCGTTTACTGTTGATGGAAGAGGTGCATTCTTAACATCATTTGATCTTTATTTTGCAACCAAAGATCCTGGTGCAAAAATTTATGTTGAACTTAGAACAGTTGAACTCGGAACTCCAACATCATTCTTGGTTCAGGATTATACGCAAATTGCTCTTAATCCAGAAAATATTAATATCAATGAGGCAAATCCATTCGAACCAGTTCCAACAAGAGTCAGATTCCCATCTCCTGTTTATCTTGAGGCGAATAAGGAATATGCAATTGTAATTCTTTCTCCCGCATCTGATGGATATGAGATGTGGACTGCGACAATGGGTAAGAAGACAGTTACAACTCAAAACTTACCAAACGTTCAAAATGTTGTTGTCACTAAGCAGTATATTGGTGGATCTCTGTTCAAGTCTCAAAATGGTACAATTTGGACAGCAAGCCAATATCAAGATCTGACATT